CAAGAAGAAAGAAGAAAATATGAATATTGGACACCAGGTTCAGAAAATAATCCATACGGAACTTGGAGAAGAAAGAATTCAAGAACTATTTCAGATAAAGAGTATTCAATATATGAAGCAAAATATTATGATACAATTGACTATACTAAAGCACAACGTAACTCATTAGGTGACCCAACTGGTGTGGTTGTGCGTGGACAAACATTTAGAGCTGTAAAAGAACAGTACCGTGAAGTACGTTTAGAAACCGCTGATGGTAGAGATATGGCTAGTGCTAAATATAGATCTATAATGAACCCTACAGATGCGTTAGGGCAAGCACAAAAAGAATTTTATGAAATGTATATAGATGTATATGAAAATGATCTATTAAAGAAGTTACCAGTCGGTATCATGACACAAATGATGGGTAGAACTCCTTTAGTCAAGAACAATTTTATAGAAGATCTTAAGAAGCGTCCTAGTTTCTTTACAAGAGCATATGCAAAAACAATTGGAAATGATGCTTGGAAAATATTTCAAACAACTTCTCAGCAACGCGGTATAGTAACTGATGAAAATGGAAATCTGATAAGTTCATTACCTATTTATTATGTTGGTAGACCAAGACTTGAAGGTGAGTTAGAAGATATACAAAAGCAAATAACAACTTTAAATGATAAGAAAAAGAAAGGTTTAATTGGACCATCAGCTTATTCTAAAGATCTTGCTGAATTAAGAGGTAAAGAGTCAAAATTACTTGCTCAACCAGCAACAAATGAAATTAGCAGGGATCTTGGTGAATCATTAATGAAGTTTAGTGCTATGGCGGAAAACTATGAAGTTATGGGTACTATTGAAGATACTCTTCTTGCTTTTATAAAGGTAATTGAAAAAAGAGAATATCAACCTGCTGACCCCACAATAACAACAGGTACAAGAGTAGATGGCGTTTTTCAAAAAAGAGGTATAATAAAAGGTGCTGATTCTAATATATTAAGGAAAGCAAAGAAATGGATGTCTATGACATACTATGAAGAAGACACCATGAGCAAAGGCGCAGTAGATAAAATATCAGATGGATTAATTCAGTTATCTTCATTATCTTATGTAGCATTTAACCCATTTGGTAACTTTAATAACTATGTTATCGGTAGGATTAATAACAATATAGAGATGCTTGGCTCAAGGTTTTTTAGCAAAAAGGCATATAGAAGAGCAATTTGGGAATTTAATAAAAGAGCAGTTCCGGATTTAGTTCAGAGATCTTCATATGTTGTTGGTGATTTAGGTGATGTGTTAACTTTTGGTTTAGTTCCTGGTTTAAAGAATTCAACGTATGATGCACAAAAACCAAATAGTAAATATGAAGCATTTGTTGATATGTTTAGAATGATGGATAGCATGTCAGATCTACGTGAACAAACATCAGATACAAGTGCGGGAAAAAGCTGGTTTGCTAAAGCCACTGAATGGGGGTATGTACTTCAAGATGCTGCAGAATATAATGTTCAGACTAAAGTTGGTATGGCAATTTTAATGGATACTCAACTTAAAAATAGTGATACAGGGGAAACACTATCTTTGTATGATGCTTTTGTGTATGATTCTAAAACACACACAAATAAAGTAAAAGAAGGGTTTGATACTATTATAAAGAGAAATGGCCAAGAAGCACCTTATACAGATGAGTTCAGATATGAAATAAGAAATGAAATCAGAGAAGTAAATAAACAAATACACGGTAACTATGCTAAGGAAGATAGAGTAGTCATGCAAAGCACTACTATAGGTAAACTAGCTTTTCAGTTTCATAAATGGGTTGCTCCAGCAATTAGAGCAAGATACCAAAGGGAATATTTTGATCAGAACTTAGGTTGGATGGAAGGAAGATATGTATCTGCATTTAAGTTTTTAAACTATGTTAAAGGTGAGTTAGTAAAAGGCAATAAAGAATTTTCTAAATATGATAAAGGTTTCTTAGAAGCTTATGGCTATACAGGTGAAGGTGGTAATTTAGATCAAAGAGCTAAAAATAAATTATACGGTTTTTATAGAACTATGGGTGAGATAGGTATAATGTTATCTACATTTGCTTTATCTCAAGTATTATCAAGTTTACTAGCTGGTGAAGATGATGATAGTGAAACAACTAAAAGGTTCAAGAACATACTGAAATATCAAGCAGATAGAACTTATAAAGAACTTGTAATGTTTACACCATTACCTGCTGGTTTTACACAGCAATATCAAATGTTTAAATCACCAATAGCGGCAACACGAACTATGGGTGAATTAGGTGAAGCATTATCATTAAGTATAACAACACCAATGGCATATTTATACTACAGTGATGAGGAGTTTAAAACTAACTCTAGTTTTGTATATCAACAAAAACCTAGAAAAGGTCAACTTAAAGTTTATAAAAATTGGAAGGACGTAATTCCTATTCTATATTCTATACAAAAGTATGATGCTTATTTAAAAATGAACGACTATTTTATTAAATAAGACAAATTTACAGGTTTAAACATTTCAAATTACATATTAAAAATGTATATTATTATATACCCTATTTGTTACTAGGGTAGCAATACTAAGTATAAAAGTAATAAAATGGTTACTATAGTAGCATAAAAAATTTAATATATTATAGTATAAAACCCATGATCTACTATGAAAGAGTTATCTGAAGATACACGTTTAAATGTAAATGTAAAAACCATTGTTGCTATTTGTTTTGGTTTATTATCTATAGCAGGTGTTTATTTTACACTAGTAGCGCAGATTCAACAGTTAGAAATTAATCTAATGAGAATGGAATCCGAATTAGAAATGAATTCAGAATTTAGAATTAAATGGCCAAGAGGAGAAATGGGATCATTACCTGATGACGCTGAACAGAATATGAGATTGATATATTTAGAAAAGTACCAGGAAAAAGCAGTTAATGATATCGACATATTAAAATTAAAAGTAAAAGAAATTGAGAGCTGTATAAATGAATAAGTATTAACATGACAACTAAAATAATTATAGTGGGGATAACAGCTTTTTGTACATATTTATGTACATACTTTCTTAATTTATCTATGGAAAATATGGAACAGTACTTAGCTGTTTGTTCTGTATTATGGTTAGACGGTATATTTGGAATTTGGGCAGGAATAAAAAGAGAAGGTTTTAAAACTTATAAAGCACTAAGGATAACAAGAAACACCTTTGTGTGGATAGCCATCCTAACCGTTCTCCTTATGGTTGAAAAAGGATTTTCAGGAACAGGTTGGCTATCCGAGGTTGTTGTTGTACCTTTCATGATACTACAACTTGTAAGTGCATTAAAAAATGCTTCTATGGCTGGCTTAATAAAGACAGAAGAACTTAATAAAATTCTTGATAGAATTGATAATCACAAAGGTTTAAGAAAGTAAACTACCCCTCACAACTAGCACATTCTAATATATTACGAGCAAAGTCTTGAGCACTACTTTTACTAAATTGATAGTATAAAGTCTTTACCCCTTCTTCCCAAGCATATAAATATAATTGGTTAATATGCTTAGCAGACACAGATGGATCAATCATTAAATTAAGTGACTGTGACTGATCAATATACTTTTGTCTTTGAGCTGCCTGCAAAACAATTTCTTTAGGTGAGATTTCAACAAAAGATTTAAATACAGCTTTAGTGGGAAAGTCTAAGTGTTGAACACTGCCATCTTTACTTAGAATAGACTTCCAAGTTTTATCTGTATTTAACCCATACTTTTCAAGCTCACTCTCTAAATAAGGATTTTTATATACAGTCTTAGACTTAGCAAGATCTTTTACAAAGTAGTTAGACTTGATAGGCTCTATTCCCATAGACACTGCACCGTGAATAAAACTACTAGATTTAGTAGGAGCAATTGCCATCAGTGTGGTGTTGGCATATCCTTCTCTTAAACACTTATATCCATAGTCAGTGTGCAGTTTTCTTGATGCTATTTCACTTCTATCTTTTATAGTTCTAAATATTTCACTATTCAATCCTTTAGCTTGTATTGAGTCAAACTCAATTAACTTAGACTGAAATAAAGAATGATATCCAAGAACTCCTAAACCAATGGCTCTGTGTTTATTAGCAAAGTTATATGCTCTCTTCATACCGGGCATATTTTCAGCTTTCATAATAAACTCATCCATTACAGCATTAAGAAAATACACATATGTCTGTATAGCATCTGTCTCTTTTATCTCATCCCAGTGTAATACATTTATAGAACCAAGGCAGCACACAAAAGAATTATAACTATCTGTAGGAAGTTGGATCTCTGAGCATAAATTTGAAGCTGTGATCTCCATTCCTAAATCTTTGTAAGGTGTGTTATTATTGGTGTTATCTTTAAACATAATATAAGGAAACCCAAACTCAGATCTGCGTTGAATTATTTTTGCCCATATCTTACGTTTCTTTCTATCCCCATCTTTCATCTCCTGCATCCAGGCATCACTTACTGTGATACCATACTGCAAGTTTTGTATTGGATTACCCTCAGTACCAATATCTAAAAACTCATCTATGTCAGCATGCTCAACTGGTAAATATACAGCACAAGCTCCGCGTCTAGCTTCTGATTGTTTGCATACATCCACTACAGTGTCATACATTCTAGCATAATGAATTGGTCCGTCAGCATAACCACCGGTTGATATTACACTACCTCTAGGTCTAATGTTACCTAAGTAAGCACTTGTTCCACCTCCATATTTTGACATCATACCTATCTCACGCCCTGCGTTTAATATACTATCTAGATTGTCATCTATGTTAGATCCATAGCAGCTAATAGGTAAACCTTTTTGCTTACCAAAGTTAATCCATACAGGAGTAGACAAAGAGTAAAATCCTCTTGCCATATAATCCTCAAACTTTTCTGCAAAGCCTTTTATATTCAAATACTTTTCTGCTTTTATAGCAATGTCTTTGATTCTTTGTTCAGGGCTTTCTGATATATACCCTCTCGATAAAAATGTGCGGCTGTCTTCTGTCAGCCAGTAATATTTATTATATTCCATGATTGTTGGTTTATTAAAATAAATCATCAACTGTGATGCTCTTACTTTTTTTATTATAGTCAACACTCTTCTTGTAAAAGAAGTCTCCTTCTTTGGTGCCTGTTATCTCTATGTCAAACCATTCTACTGATTTTAATAGTTCTTCATCTACCTCAAAAATAGGTTTCATACCTATCTTTTCTAAAGAGTTATTGAATCTGTTTTTTATAAAGTGCTGTATTGTATTCTGTGGTAAGAAGCTAAGTTCTCCTTTCTCAAAGATCCAATCAAGTATACCGCACTCTGCTTTATATGCTTTTTTACAAGCTGAATAAATTAGATCTTCAAATTCAGCATCAAACCACTCAGGGTTCTCCTTTTTAATAATGTTTATGATTTCAGCTCCAAAGTTACCGTGTATCTCTTCCTCTTTACTTGTAGCCTCAACTACATTAGAAATACCTTTAAGTACGTTTTTCTCTTTGTTGAAACTCATCATAATCAAGAACTGACTAAACAAACTTACATGCTCAATAAACAAAGAAAACAATAATACAGACTTAGTGTACATCTTGTCATCTCTAGAGCGAGTACCATCAAGATACTTTTTTAAATACTTAAGCCTTCCCTCTATTGCTGGTACTTCAACTACAGATTGAAATTCTTCTTCTAATCCTAGTATTCTCAGTAGTCTGGCATATGCATCTTTATGTCTGACCTCTGATTCAGCAAATGTAAATCCCACATCACCGACTTCAGTAATAGGCATTCTTTTATATAGATCACCCCAGAAAGTTTTTACATTAACTTCTATTTGCGCAATTGCAAGCATGGTCTTTTTAATAACATCACGCTCTTGAGAGTTGATAGTTATTTTAAAATCTTGTATATCTTCTGTAAAATTAAACTCTGTATCAATCCAATAGGAATGTCTAATAGCATCTTTATATGCTAGCAGTTGTGGGTATTCATACGGTAAAATGTTTGTTCTGGGCTGAAAGATGTTTTTGTTCATATATAATATGTTTATTAGATTTAGATATTCCTCATAGGAAGCAAAAGCTACATCTTCTAGAATGAAAATGTAGCTTCTCAGTAACTATAAAGTATGAAATATTTATCAGAATAAAAAGGCTAATCAGTTATATTTACATAACTTAATGTTAAAAAAATTAGACCTATTTCTACACCTGTTACGGGACGGTATTTTTTATCTGTACATAATACCTCACAGTTGACTGACTTTATACCAAAAAGAGTTTCTGTTGGTAAAAATTCAACACTAAATTTATTTTTAAATTGTATTGGATTTACTTCATTCATAAATTAAAATTTATTGGTTTATTAAATAAGACAAAACAAAGATAATATATCTTTGTGTGTTTGAGTTGTTATATTGATACAAAATTTGTATATTATTACTATAGTACTTTTAAAAAAACATAATATGTTTAAAAAAATTATACATGTTCTTTGGACATTTAGTTTACAAGATTATTGGAGAGCTATTTGGTCTAAAACCACAATTGATGAAAAGGCCGAAGCTACACTAGTAGAAATTGTAAAACGTTATAAGCTTACATCAACAGAATTGTCTGATGTAGCTAAAGCAATTAAAGAGGTTGGCAATCAACTGGGTCATGTACCTAAAGCTGTTGCAGGCAAAACCAGAAAGAGAAAAGTTAATAAAAAAACCAAATAATGAGACAAATATGTTTACTAATACAATGGATCACAAAGGGTAAAGTCTGTCTAGGACATTGTCGTCAAGGTCTTTGTAAAAAAACTAATAGTAAAATATAATGGGTGATTGGCAATTAGAAATAGCGTTCCATTGGCCTCACAATAGATTTGCATTGGGCTGGGAGTTTATAGAACCAGATGCCGAGTTTAATTACACCACTATAAAAGTATACTTATTTTTTGTAACTTTTACATTGGACATATAAATATAAAAAGATGAATAAAAAAATTACAGCATTACCAACTCAAAAAGCACCAAAAAAAGGTGGTAATTTACTATCATCAGATGGTGGTGAATTAGATAAAATGATGATGGGTTCAATAATTGAAAAAATGCAAAAAGGTGGAAATGCAAAAAGAGTTGCTAGTAAAGCAGATGGGACAGAACAATTGCAAGAATATAAAATAGGTGGGTGGACACATTCATAATAAAGTTTAAAAAATGAATATCTTAACTGATGTATTAAGTTTAATTAAAAGATCTGTTTTTGCAAAGAAAGCAAACTTAGACGATGTTCTTATTTTAGGTACTAATGAGCAACCTGATATGACAGGTGTTGCATCACCAATTCCTTATAAAAGTATTAAAGTTATAAAAGTTAAAGACTTTAAAATTGCTTCTGAACATTGCAAT